CCACCGGAGAACACTCCGACAGCCTCCGCCCGCCGACCGTCGGCGTGATCGGGGGCGGAGATCGTCAGGCTGCGCCGTCCATTGCTGTACCCGCTTCCCGCAGCGGTGACATCGATGGACTCAATGAATCCGCTTACCTCGTAAAAGGTCTGGCTGCGTTTTGAATCAAACGGGCCGACGCCAACACGAGTGACGTTCCCCGAAGCAAGCAGCCTGCCGCCTGCGTCGAGACACAGAAGAACATCTGCACCCTTGGCGCACACTTTTCTTATGTCGAGCGTCCCAGCAACAAAACCGCTCGGTGACTCGTAGCCGCTCGGCTGCGTGCGAGTGAAGTAGTCAGGCGATCCAGACGCTACGGACAATGAGTTGGCGTTGCCGCTGAACCACAAGCCACTTGAGTCATCCAATGCGACAGCGCACGAATCATTAAGGCCATCAAACGACTGCGACAAGAAACCGCACCCAGTGAAACGCACGGATTCCATCCCGCCGTCTGATCCAAGGATTCGCCTATTGACCGTGTAACGAACACCGCGCTTGCCTGAAGCCGGAAACAGGTTCGGGTTGCCGCCAAAGCGTTCGGGGAAATCTGGCCCATGCCCAAAAACATTGCCAGAGGGTGTTGAGTAACTGCCGCCGGCTCCAGAAAAAGAACTGAAGATTCCAGGCACTCCGCCAGTAAAAAGCGAGCCGTCACTGTCAACGACGATCCAAAAGTGTTCGCGATCAACGAACGGACGGGTGACGTAGCCATCGAGGAACGTCATGGGCTTTGTCCATACAGCGCGACCAAACGGAGCAAACTGCTCTGTGTTCGGGCGAAACCTTGCCGTTGCGCCGAGGAAGGGGTCGAGATAGCCAAAGTAGCCGGGCGGAGAAAACCCAACAGCTGTGCGGACGTTCCAGAACCGAAATCCGCCCCGAGGGATCCACGATGAGATGCGAGACGCCTGGCTGTTAACGTAGTCGGCAGTTTCGCTCATCCCTGCATACCCAGTAGATGCCACCGGCCGTGCATTTTGGAGACGATGACCAGCGTTTTCGCGCTTGTGGCGTTTGTTGAAAAAATCGGCACTGGTGCGAAGCAGTTGAAGCACATAGCCGTTGCGGCTGATCCGCCGGTTGCGGTCATGAACTGTATTCGCTTTGTGTTTTGATTTGTCGTCTGCGAACCGTACGGCGCGACTAGCCAGTTAGATGTGGCCGTGTACACAGCAAACGAGATCGATGGCGACGTTGGCGGCTGCAGAGCCTTATTGAACCGCAGCGGCGAAGCCGCTGGGGGCGTCAACTCGGCCTGACGCACCACGCCCGCAATCCGCTCTGCGGATTCGCGCGTGAACTGCACGGCGTCGAATGGGCCTCGTTTGCGTGCCATGTCAGGACGGCGGCGTGCCGAAGAGCGTGGTGAAGTTGGCCACCTGATTCACCCGACGCTGCAGGACAGCCGGCTGGCCGCTGGTCTGGTTGCCGCTGCCGTCCAGGCCGACAGGGTTGGCCGACGCCACCCACTCGCCGTTTTCGAAGTCGAACACCATGGCCCGCCGCTTCTGGCCGCCGCTCAGGTAGTTCCAGCCCACGTCGGGCAGCTGCAGCACCCAGCCGGTCTGGCGGTACATGAGCTCGATCTGCGTGGCCCAGTACGCGTAGTTCACGCCGTTGAACGCCTCGATGGTGTACGTGGAGTTCACGCCGGCACACTTCCAGCTGTACGCCGCACCGCCGAAGTACGTGCCGTCGTTGACCGTGTTGGTGGCGGCCATCTGCGACAGCGGGAATGCTGAGAAGTTCTTGCGGATCGTGGCCCGCACCATGGCCTCGTCGGTCGTGATGCCCTCGAAGTAGTCGTACGCAGAGTTGGTGAGTGGCCGCAGGTCGGCGTTGCCAGTGCCGTGGTAGTAGTACAGGGCCGGCACTTGGCTGGGCTGTGCCTCAAAAGACCACTCAGCGTCTCTGTCGGTGGGTACCTCCAGTTCGTTGGGCAGCACATTGCCGTACTCAGCAGTGAGCTCGACGTGATACGGCGAGTCGCCAAACCTCTCCGAAATCGTCACCTTTCGCAGATTGAACGCCGGCAAACCAGGATGCACAGAACCAAAGACGCCAAGTCCGCACTCCGTCAGCAGGTCCGTTTCAGAAGGCGGGTTTCCTTGAAGGGTGTCGTTCGTCAGCGTCACGGCGAAACGCCTGATGGCACGGGGCTGTGCGCTCAGTTCGTTCTCGAACGTGCGAGACAGTTCGACGTGCGATGCAACGCCCATTACCGTGGCTCCCCGAATGACGAGTAGCCCACAATGGCCACCGGCTGGTTGAAGTAGTTGCTGGCCGCCTGGCCGATGCCAGTGGCGATCCGCTCGAGCAGCTTGGTCTGCAGCCGCTCCTGAATGAGCCGGGGATCCTGAGCGTTGGCCGTCAGGTTCAGCACTAGGGCGGCACCCTCAGCGGTGCGGATGTCGCTGCCCGTGATGGTCTGCGAACCGAGCGTGTTCAGCTTGGTGAGCCGCTCTTCCTGTCGCTTGGCTTCGGCCTCGGCGGCTTTCTGCTGCTCTTCCAGCACCTTCTGCTGGTACTGGAATATCTGCTCCTGCACCCGCTGCTGCTCGTTGGCGGCGGCCTCGGCGGCTTGCTGCTGTTGCCGCTGGTATTCCTCCTGCGCTCGCAGAGCTTCTTCCTGCTGCCGCTTCTCAGCAGCAAGTCGCTCATCGGCGGCCTGAGCCTTTAGCCTCTCGGCTTCTTCGATGTTGCGGATCTCGTTGTTGAAGAGCTCCTGCTGCCGGGCCACCTCGGCGTCGAATACCTCTTTGTTGATGAATCCCGACGACGCCAGAGCCTGGGCGGAAGCGATGCCTTCCTCAAGCCGCATTGCGGCATCCGCACCGGCCTGGCCAAACTCCTGCGACTTCTCGACTAGCTTCTGGATGTTCTCGTCCACCGCCTGGAACGTAGCCTGAAAGCCCTGGCCAAAACCCTGCGCAAGAGCCTGCTGTTGGTCTTGGAGTTTGCCCTGCAACTGGTCGAGCTCGCCTTGGCGGGCGGCTGCGGCGTCAGCCTCAGCGACGTTGTTGGCCTCTCGTGCTGCGGCCAGTTGCTCCGACACACGGGCCTGCTCACGTTGAACGACTAGCAAGTCCTGCTCGATGCGTGCCGCCTCGTCGTTGGTCTGCAGCAGCTGGTCGAGCCGCCTCTTGTCCGCGTCGGCCTGGGCCTGTGCAGCGTCAGTAGCCTCCTGCCGCAGCTGCCGCTCCTTGGTGATCTCGCCGTTCAGCCGCTCCATAAATCCGTTCATGATCTCGATCTGGTCGGCAGTCAGTTCGCCCTCAGCCGCCATCTGCGAGAACGTGGCTAGCGTGGCCTGCGACTGCTGCAAGAACTCAGACGCGCCGCCCTCGGCGGTGGACAAGAACTGGTCAAGCTCTGCCGTGGCTGAGGCCAGGTTGGCCTGCACCTGCACTTCGGGCAGGCGGGCGTTCTGGATTTTCAGTTTCAGTTTTGTCAGGAACTCTTCGGCTGCACCTTCGCCTGCCTGCCCGGCGTTTCCGGTGCCACCCGTGAAGATGCTGTTGAACGTCTCGGCAGCGTTGGCTGCGGCGGCCTCCATCTCACGGGAGTTTCTTTCCGTGGACTCCATGCCGGCGTCCACCAACGCTCGGCCGTACTCCTCCAGGTCGGAGTCCACGAAACTGCCGAGCCCTTGGAGCACTTTGCCGAAGCCGACAATGAGCGCGTCGATGCCCAGCTGCAAGACGTTGAACACCACACGGAAGGCTTCAGAGACACTGAGCAGCACTTTGGCAGTAACATCGAACACGTCGGCCGAGAACGCGAACACCTCGCCAAGGTTTCCAAACTCCTCCACGAACTTGTCGAAGATGGCGGCGAAGTAGGACGCACCCTCGAGCAGCACGTCAGTTATGGCATTGGCGATGCCGGTGCCGCCGGTGCCTTGTGCTCCGCTCCACTCCTCGACGAATCGCAGAAACTCGTTGGTTACAGCCGTCACGGCCGGCGCAAGGTTGCCAATCACTTGCCCCACGATGCCGTTGATGGTTGCGGCGACCAAGTCAAAAGCGTCGTTCATGTCTGCGACGTTGTTGACTTGCGTCTCGCTGATGATGATGCCGAGCCGCTCGGCACGGGCTTGCAGTTCTTCAATGCTGGCCGCCCCTTCACGGAACAGCGGAGCCAAAGCGGCCCCCTGCTTGCCGAAGATGGCGACAGCGGCGGCAGCACGGTCTGCGGCCGTCGGCAGCTGCGAGATAGCCTGCCCGATCTCTGAGAACTGCTGCTCGGGTGACAACGCCCGCAGATCCGCCAGCGACAGGTTGATGCCCTTGAGAGCCTTGTCGAGTGCGTCGCCCGGCGTGGCCTTGCCGATATTCACGGCCAGCCGCTGCACGGCGGTGCCGAACTGCTCGGTGTCCACGCCGGCGAGTTTTGCCGCCAGCGAGTAACCCTGCAGGGCCTCGACGTTGATGCCTGTGCGGGCCGACAGATCGTTGAGCGAGTCGATGCCTGAGTTGACGCTGGACACCAGCGTGGTGACTCGGTTAGCCACGTCACGGAACACGTTGGCGATTGCCTGGACGCCGTCCACGAACAGCCTACCGAGCTCGATGCCGGCGAGGATCTTCGTATTGCGGGCTAGTGACTCCAGGCTGGTGTCGGCTTTCTTGGCGTTGTCGCTCGTCTTGTCGAGATCCCGCTGGGCCTTCTCCAGGGCTCGGTTGTATGTGTCCTGCGAGATGCGGCCGGCACGCAGCTGGTCGTTGAGCTCGTCAACCGCCTGCGTGTACCGCTCCTGCGGGCTGATGTTCGCACGGGTGATCTCAGACGCACGCTGCAGGAGTTTGGTTTCCTTCTCAATCTCCTTGCCGAGGTTGGCATACGCTTCGGCAAACTGCTTGGCGTTGATCTCGCCACCCTGCAGCTGCGTCACGAGAGCGTCAAAACTTGCAGCCGCAGCACGCTGAGCGTTGGCCGCCGCTTCACTGCTTCCGGCGAACTGGTCAAAAACGCTCGTGAGTTTGTCGGCGTTCTGCCCCAGCTTCTCAAGCGCCCGCTCGGCCGGCGTGAGGTTCTTCACCACGCCAGAGGCGTCGGCGGAAACCTTCATCGCAAGTGAGAGGATGTTGGCCATGGCTGCTACTGCTCAAAGATGCCGGCGAGCTTTGCGAGCTCTCGGGCCATCTCCTCTGATGTCTGCGGTGGCTTCTCGGTAGGAACGAAATCGGACGCCTTCGGTGCTTTGCCTTTCTCGCTGTACGGTGCGAGCACGGCACTGGTGAGCAAGCCTGTCTGCTGCCACGGATCCGGCAGAGCGTGGTAGTAGCGGGTGAAGGCCACCCACTCACTGAGCTCTTGCGAGTCCATGCGGCGAGACAACTCCCGCACCGTCATGCCTAGGTGCCCGGCGAGGCGGAAAAGAAACCTCCGCATCGGCCGGGTCTTCAGTTTTTTGCGAGTTCCTCCACGTCGCTCTCGGTCATGTTGTTGTGCTTCATCGCCTTCTCAAAGAGCTTCGACACCACGGCCGACGACTTCTTCGCCAGCTGCTCGATGCCCTGCTCGTCGAAGAGCCGCTCGCCACTCTCGGGGTGGCACAGGCAGCGGGCTAGGTACTTCGTTCGGAAGTTGTCGATGCCCCGCTCCTTGTTGCCGATCCACTCCTTCTCGTAGGAGTCCCGCTCCTCGACGGTCATCACACGGATGCCGAGCACCAGCGGCTTACCGCTGGCGTCCTTCCACTCCTTCACCGTCACCTTGAGCACGGACAGATCGTCCGAGGCGAGAATCTGGGCGGCGAGTTCCTGCACAGTCAGGGCCATGAAAATCTCCTAGGCTTGGACTCTGAGCGTGACGCCGTAGCGGGTCACGTCGTTCACCACGCCTTGAAACGTCAACTTCTCAAGCACTGCCGTGGCACGGTAGGCAAACCCGCCGCCAGCAATCGTGACGAGCGAGCGGACGCCGTAGTTGGCGGTCGAGACGTTGGCCGTTGCAAAGCACGACATCTCTATAGTGCCTAGGTCAAGCGTCCACGTACTGGCGCGAGCCAACGGCAGAGCACCGCCGTGCGTCACGCGCAGATCGAAGACTTCGCTGAACGCGACGCCGTTCCACGTCGCCGTGACGCCCGCTGCGTACTCAGCCATGACGGGCCTCCGTCAGGCTTAACGATCAATGAGGATCGTCACCTGGCCCCGGATGGCATCGTTGGTGGCGAGCGTGAGCGTGGAGCTCTGCACCGTGCCGCCCTTGCTCAGAAGCGAAGAGCCGCCCACGGTGATGGACAGCGTGCCGGTGGACTTGTCGTTGATGAGGGTGGTGCCGACGTAGTCGAACTGCACCGTGCGGCCGGTGTCGCCGGAAGCCGAGCCCGCCAGCGGCAGATCGAGAGTCCTGGCGGTTTCGCCGGTGGTCTGGCCCAAGTGGGCCACGTTGATCTTCTCGTCCTCGGCCGCCGGGTCGGTGAACGACACGACGATGTTCGTGACGGTGTACCTCGTGGCGGTCGTGGGCCACGTCACCACCGTACCTGCACCATCATGCGGCGTCTCGAAAGGCATCGCTTATATCTCCTGCCAGAGGATCGAGTACTGTTGATTGACCGTGAGAATCGGCGGCAAGTCGCCTCCCGCCAGCTGCACCACGCCGTCCGATTCCGTGTCCAGAGACACGTTCCTGACGCTCACGTAGTTTTCCACAGCCGTGCCGTACCCATCCAGAACCGAGCGGCATCGGTCGGCAATGTCCCGGGCCTCGCCGTACGTCTCGGCGTACACGTCCACTGACAGCAGTACGACGCCCATCCCCATGGGGCCGGATAGCGTCTGCGTCCGCTGGATGCCCGTGCGACGCCACGTTACGAACGGCAGCGCGGCCGAGGCCGGTGCCACGACGGGGTAGACACGCTGGCCCACGACGGCCGCCACGGCGGGGTCGGCCACCAGGGCGTTGGCCAGCAGCTGCTCAGGTGACTTGAGTGGCATGGCTAGCCTCCGATGATGCCGCTGATGGTGCCGGTGCTTGACTGCGTGATCTTTGAGATGGCGGCCTCAATCGAGATGCTGAGCTCACGCCGCAGGATCTCGGCCACTTGGTTCTTGGTCTGCTCGAAGGCGGTCTGCACGGGCGGGCGGCCAGCCACACCACCAGGCCGAACTCCCGGCAGGCGGATTGCCCCTTGGCCCTTCTTGCCCTTCATGAAAAAAGCGTAGGGCTGCGACTTGCTGCCGTCGGGGTAGATGTCGAACGGCCCACGGGCTGCCAGGCTGGAAGCGATGACGGCCCCCTGCCCCTTCACTTGGTGGCCGCTGATGTTGGCCACCTTGCCGGACTTCATCCGCCGGGTGTGTGCCTTTCGCTGATAGGGCTTGTCCGAGAGCTTGGTGACGACTCGCTCCTTCGTCCCGAACTCCAGCCACCACTGATGAAAGCCCCGCTCCTTGCCAATCCGCACGCTGCCAGCGGTGGCGGTGCCACGCTCTTTCTGAGACTGCCGATAGCCGATCAGCCCAACGGCCGCCCCGTCCTTCGGGTACTTCACCGTCTTGTAGTGGGCGGCCCGCTTGAGATTGCCGGTGGGGCCCACGGGCGTGACTTCACGCAGCCGCAGGTACGCCGGCCAGATGGCCTTCTCCAGGGCCGCCTCCAGCGTGTCGGCAAGCCCGGCACGGCCGTCTTGGCCGAACAGGTTCCGCAGCTGCTCGGTCTTTTGCTTCAGGTCGGTGGAGTCCACCGTGATGGATATGAAGGCCACTAGATCGCCTCCTGGCACAGCAGCTCGTGCTCGGTGCGGTTGCCGTGCTCGAGGATGCTGACGATCTCCAGCGTGCGGCCACGCCACTGCAGACGCATCTGCTGCGTGAGTCCGGTCAGATACCGCATCCGCACCCGGTGGCTGGCCTCGGTCTGCTGCTGACCCTGCAGGAAGAACTCCCGGGCCGAGATGCCCTCGACGCTGGCCCATCGCTCAGCGAAGGTGCCCCACGTCTGCGTAGCCTCGCCCATCGGCGTGCGGCTGTCCGTTGCCTGCTGCACCGTCACACGCTCTCTGAGCCGGCCGGAGTCCATCAGTTTGGCCCCCACAGGATGAGCGTGTAGGTGCCGGTGCCAGCACCAGCCACCAGCTGCGGCACGGGCTCACTGTCAGCCATCTGCGTCACGGCTACCTCGCCGTTGGACGAGATGAGCCGCCACGCATCGTCGCCACCATCGTTCAGCGTGCGGCGGCTAGAGCCACTCCACGCAAAGGCCAGCTTGAGCGGCGAGCCCAGCGACACCAGCGAGCCGGCGGCGTTGCGGTACGTGCCGAAGTTGATGGACACGCTCGAGGTGCCGGCGGTGCCGGTGACGGCCACGACTTCGCCCGATGCGTACCCGGTGACGGACTGCAGCGACAGCACCTTCAGCCTGGCCGTGCCAGACGTGTCGTGGAAGAGAGCGTCAACAGTTATGCGGCCGTCGATGCTCATGTGCCGTACACGATGATGGTATAGGTGCCGGTGTTACCGCTCGATGCCGTCAGCCTGGCCTGCTGTATCTGCGTGCCCGCGCTAACCGCAATGTCATTGCTGCGAGACGCAAGAGTGCAAAAAGCACCGTCATCGAAGTCGATGACTTCAAGGCGACGCGCCGTGTCCCTGTTCCACGAAAACGCTATGCGTAAGGCTTCGCCGATGACGACGGGCTGCCCGGTGGCGTCCCGGTAGACATTGTCCAGCAGCACGGTCGTCTGCGCGGTGCCGGCCGTGCCAGTGACGACGAGCACTTTTCCCGTGGCGTATTCGGTCGTCTTGGCAAGCGAGACGACGTTGACGGCGTTGGTGCCGTCCTTGTCGTGAAACAAGGCGTCCACCGTGATGCGGCCTTCAACGCTCATCGGTAGGATCCCCAGCGTTGCGAGTCGAGAAGCGACTTGACGCCAAACTCAATCTCTTTGGAGATGCTGCCGGTAAGCACGCTGGATCGTGACTCGTACCAGTGGCCCACAATCATCAGGATGGCGTGGCGGATGGCGGCTGGCACGCTCGTGCCGCTGGCCCCGTAGCCGGCCCACCACGTCACAGCCACGGCGTTGTAGTCGTCGAGGTTCGCCGGCCACGTTCCGGCACGCAGCTGCCGCACCACGCCAGGAGTCGAGTTGCGGTCGACTCGGTACGCGGTCGTGGACAGCGTGGCCGTGGAGTCGTCGCCCAGCGTGTAGGTGAGCGACACTGCCGTGGTCGTGCCGCTCGTGGCAATCGGCGGCCGGGGCAGCTCGATCTCGTATGGGAACGAGTCCAGCCGCATCGTCCACTGCGTGTTGATCAGCGTGCGGTCCAGGTACTGCTCGCACCACTCACGGGCCGCCGTAATCAGCGTCGAGATGTAGGAATCGTCGTCGCTGATGTCTACACGCAGATGGGCCTTGGCCTCGGATACCGAGACGGGCTCAGCCGCCGGCGGCGTCGCTCTGGTCAGGCTGCGGTACTGCACGGGGGCGTCCTCGTTTCCTGGGCGTGGCGTCGGCCGTCTCGGCCCGGTGCTCGATGGCCGCCGTCTCGATCGTCTGCTGCTTGTCCTCGACGGCGATGCCTCGGCTGATCCAATCGTTCGCCATGCCGTCGGGAACGTCCGGCAGCACCTGGCCACGCTTGTAGTGCCGGTAGCTCATCAGCATCCTTATCTTCATGATTCCCCCACCCTCCATGCAGTTTCGGGCCGCTTGCTCGTGGACGTGAACTCATTCGCCCACTGGAACACCGGGCTCGTCAGGTTGCGGCCCGGCCACGTCACGACGTACTCGCCGTGTCCCAGCACGACCCGGGGCGAGACAAAGATCCGGTTGCCGCTCTCTCGCCAGTTCTTCCACCACCAGATGTCGGGATCTAGCCGGCCTTCGCCCCACGAACCCTCGGGGTCTGGCTTCGACCAGAACCACGGCTTTTTGGTTCGCTTCAGGGCTGCCGTGCTGATCACCGTCAGGCCGAAGTGTGCCGTATCCACCTCTTGAATCGGCTCGGCAAACCACGACGGTGGCAGGCTTGTGTGCCCGGCATCCGGCGGCGAATCCAGCGTGCCCTTGAGCGTGAGCATGGGGCGGCCGTCTTCCCGTTTGGTTTGCAGCCCGGTGATGGCATCGCACTGAAACGTCATCGCCATGGCAAAGAGCGTCTCCACGTCTTCCTTGGTGAAGAACGTGTCGTAGTCGATGGCCAGCAGATACTCGGCCTTGTCGATGAACTGCTCGAAGACCCGGGTGTTCACTTGGTCCCAGAAGCAGCCCGTGCCCAGCGTCGGCCGGATGCCCAGCGGCATCAGGGCCTGGGCCCAGGCAAAAAAGTTGCTGGTGAACCCCAGCCGGGGCATCGACAGCACGGCCTCGACTCGGATATCTACCTGCGTGTCACCGACACGGACGAGCATTGTGGCCCCTCAAATGGAAACGGCTGGCAGAGCGTAGAGCCCTGCCAGCCGTCCACTGTGCCGCATGTGTCAAGCGATCAGCCGCTGACGAGCGTGCCGACGTTCTTGGTGGCCGCCGAGAAAGGAGCCTCCTCGGCACGGCCCAGCCGAGCCACGCTGTTCACGGCCACGGTGTTGCCGGGCGAGGTGTACAGCGTCAGGAAGCGACGCTTGCCACGCATGTCCACGTTGAACCGAGCCACGTAGCCGACGTTCGCCCCGGTCGTGGTGCCAGCCGCCACCGTGAAGTCGGTGCCGCCCACGAAACCGCTGATGTTCGTCTGGCCGGTGCCGGTCACGTCGTGCTGCGTCAGCCGGAGCACCGGAGCCGCATTGCTGGTGGTCGCCGTGAACGGCGAGTACACCACGTCGATGGACACGTACTCGAAGCCCAAGGTGTCGATCTCGTGGCTGTGGGTGGCCGAGGCCGCCACACTCGCCGCCGCCTTGGCGTCCGTCTTCGTTGCCGCAATCTGGATCATGGGAGCAGTTCTCCGTGGATGGAACTAGGTTCAGGACGCCGTCTTGAGCGCGATCACCGGGCCCGCCTCGGTCGTCGAGCCGAGCGAGTGGAACACCGCATTGGCACGAACGATGCCGGTCACGAGGGTCTGGTCATACTCGACCAGCCGCTCCTGGCTGACACGCAGGGCGTAGCCCTGACGCAGGCCGAGGGCACCCGCCATGGCCATGTCGCCGAACAGCACCTTGATCTTCGACGCATCCGCACCGAGCGTGCTGTTCATGACATGCACGAGGGTGACGGGGTAGCCGAGGAACGTCAGGCCGAAGCCCTGTGCCACGCTGGCGTTGCCACCCTGGCCGAGATCCAGCCGCTGCATCGCAGCGTGGTAGCCGGCCGGCGAGATGTACCACCGGGCACCCGGCAGGGCGTATCGCGGGCACTTGGCGAGCACGGCAAGGAAGTCCTCCTTGTCGAGCGTCTCGAACGAGGTGTTCCCGCTGGCCGCCGTCGCCACGCTGGCGGTGAACGGTGCGGTGTCGATCTTGACCGTCACGCCGTGGTGGCCGCCGAAGGCCGAGGTGCCAGTGCCGGTGAAGACCGCTTCGTCGAGGGCCTTGGCCACCGACAGCGAGTGCTCCGTGGCGATCAGGTCGGCGATGCCCACGCCGTCGGCCCACAGCTCGTTGGACACCTTTGTGGCCACGCCGAACTTCTGGGCGACCAGCTGCACCTGCGTGCCGGTCATGTCGCTGTAGGTGAACTCGCTGCCTTCGCCGAGCCACGCACCGGTGACGCCGGTGAGCCGCTTCGGGATCATGAGCGTGTCGCTGGCCATCGAGAAGTTCTGCAGGGCCGTGGGGGCCACGCCGTACGTCTCGACGTTGCGGATGATCTCGTTCGACACCTCGTCAGGCACGGCGAAGCCGCCGGTGCTGTTGACGCCTTCGACCATCGTGCGGCTCTCGACGCCGTGGTCAGCACACCACCGCCGGGCGTTGTCGTCGCCGGCGAACTTGGCACGCAGCCACATGCCGAAACGGTACGCCGTCTCGTGCGACCGGAACGCCTTGAGCTTGCGGCCGTCCCGCACCGGCTCGATGCGATTCTCAACCGCACGCACCTCGGGGGCCGGCGAGCAACGCTCGGCCACGCTGCGAAGATTCTTGGCCGACTCGACCACCTTCACCTCGAAGTCGATCGAGGCGGCGAGCTTCTGAGCCCGCTCGGTCAGGCCGGTCAGTTCCAGATCACGGGCCGCGATGTCGGCCTGGTTGTCGGTTTCGAGGGCGGTGAGCGAGTCAATCCGCTCGGCAACGTCCTGGGCTTCGGCGCGAAGAGTCGAGAGGCGGTCCATGTGTGATCTCCAGCGGCGTGATTGCCGATGGAGTCCACAATGCCGCTACTGCCCCGGCCTCTTGCAGAACCGCATTTGAGAAACTGTTGTTTTCACAAACGCCACCGCACGAGCACCGCACCGTGGGCAACGCAGATACCGCTGCCGTTCATCGCCGCAGGCACGACTAGAGCGACACCGCAACTTCTCGCCGCAGGTGCAGCGGGCCTCAGACATTGCGGAGCCTCAGCATGGCGGCCCACGCCTGGGCGACGCCACGCATGGCCGAACGCACGGCAGGCGGGGCCGCTGGCTCGCCCTGCGACGCAAGCCATGCCTCGTAGGAACGCATGGCCACGCCGGCACTCGTCTGCGGGTACGCCGGCACCAGCACTGGGCCAACGTCGTACAGGCCCGAAACCTCTCGGATCTGCCGCACGGCCTTGCCGTCCTCGCCGGTGCGGAACGACTCGTGCTTGGGGTCAACGGTGAAGGCGAACGACGAGCCACGCACGTCACGCCGCTGGATGAGCTCGAGCACGTCGGCCCGGCTCACAGGCGGCGTCACCACGTACCGCAAGCCCTTGTCGTCGCTGGACAACTCCAGCGTGCCGCTGGACGTGCGGCCCAGCACGATGTTGCTGTCATGGTTGAAGAGTGCGACCACGTCGCCCTTGCCACGCTGGCGGCCGAGAATCTTGTCGAACGCACCAGGCAGGATCTCCTCCTTGAACCCGCCCAGGTCGAGGCTCAGCCGGTTGTACACGGCGGCGTACCCCACGATGGCGGCCCGGCCGTCGGCACGGCTCTCGACAACGAGCTCGTTGTCATCCTCAAAGGCGAAGTCCCGGCGTTCAATCTCCATCGGTCTGCTCCTCTGTTTCGGCGTCGTCCTCGAGCTGGTCGGCCGGGCTGTCCTCGGCTTCGACCACGGGCGGCTCGGCCACCGGCTCCGGTGCAGGCGGCTCCTCGCCGGCCTTGTCCAACGTGGTCATGTTCAGCTGAATGAAGTGCTTGTCGCCCTCGGGGCCGAGCGGGTTCAAGTTCTCCATCTCACGCACTTCGTTGATGCTCATCCAGCCGTTTTGGATCGCTGAGACGTAGTAGGCCGAGCGGCTCGCGTGATCGCCACGCAGCAGGCCGCTGACGTTGTGCTCGGCAAAGTACGTCTCGTCGTCGTCGATCAGGTCACGGGCAATGGCCGCTTCCCAACGCTTGAGGTGCGGCAGCAGGCAGTGCTGCACGAACTCGGTGCCCTGCACCTCAATGTTGGAGTACGTGCTGCGGGTGAGATCCTGAATCATGTGCGGCGGCACACGAAACGCCCGGCAGATTTCGATGACTTGGTATTGGCGTGTCTCAAGGAACTGGGCCGCCTCGTTGCTCTGCGAGAGCTCGTGGGCCTTCACGCCGTTGGGCAGGATCGCAGTGCGGTGGGCACGATCTGCACCACGGTGCATCCGCTCCCACTGCTCACGCAGACGCTCGGCAGCTTCGACGGGGATCGGGTTGTCGCTCTCCAGCACAATGCCGGGCCGGGCACCGTTTCCGAAGTACGTGGCCCCGTGGGCCTCCAACGCCTGAGCCAGGCCGATGGCGTTCTGGAACAGCCGGTACGTTGGGATCGGGTGGATGCCGTCGCTGGTCGTGTACCGCAGGGCGAAGATCTGCTCTTGGCGGTACACCGTCTGCCGGCCATCCGGCTCACGGTAGAGGTAGCGAATCTGGCCGTTCTCTATCCGCTCCTCCTCCATGCGTGACGTGTGCAGCGGCCAGAGCTCGCCGACCGTGCCACGGGGGCCGGGCCGCTTCTCGGCGTACGACGCTCCGTAGTGCAGGTAGAGCCCGGTCATCCAATCCCGAAACTCTTGGGCCGTCTGCCATGGATTCGGCTGCGTGTGCAGCAGGCGGTACAGCGGGTGCTCGGGCACCTTACGCTTGCCACCCGTGGCCACCCGCTCGTACAGATGCAGCGGCAGAGACGACACCGAGTCCGAAATGACACGGATACACGCCGTGTAGGCCGAGCAGGCCATCGACGTGTCGGCGTTGACTCGGATGCCCGAAGACGTGCGGCCGCCGCCCATCTCGCCCCAGTCGATGCCACGGAGCTCGTGCATCCGGTAGTCGTTGGTGGCCGTTTCGCTCATAGCGTAATGATGTCCCAGGACTGGTCTGCTGGCTTCGCAGTCGCCGTAGCGTGGAGCCCAAGTGCCATGACGAGGCTCACGATTCCGTCGATACGCTCCGTTGACTTCTGCTTGCTCGGCTTGATGTTTCCGGCGTAATCGCTCTGTGTCGCCACGTTCGCCGCCATCCACGACAGCACTGGGTGGCCGCCGTGCCGGATCTTTTCCGAGAGCACGAGGTTCTCCAACTGCTTTGCAGGGCTCGACATTGAGGCGTAGCCCTGCCCAAAGCCTGTCACATTGATGCCTTCTCCTTGCAGTTGCGTAGCCAGCTGCGTGGCGTTCCAGCGGTCGATCCCTAGCTGGCGGATATTGAACTGCTGCGACAGCTCCACGATGTCTCGCCGGATCACGTCGTAGTCGGTGACGTTTCCATCGGTGGCACGGATATGCCCGTCTCGTATCCAGCCGATGTAGTCCACCTTGTCACGCTGCGTCCGCTCGGCGGCGTTCACCTCGGGCACCCAGAAATACGGCAGCACGTCGAAGGTGCCGTCGTCGGCCTGGCTCACGAGCACCAACGCCGACAAGTCCGTGGTGCTGGCCAAGTCCAGCCCGGCGTACCACTCACGCTTCTCGAGCTCGTCACGCAGCTGGCCGCCGCACTTTGCCCACGCATCGGGCGACAGCCACCGCACGTCCTGCGTCGTCCAGACGTTCAGCCGGTATCGCAAGAAGCTATTCAGCTTGGACGGCGACTGCTCGGCCTCACGGGCGTCGGCTGCGAACGACTCCACCGTGATCGTCTCGCCCAGCGACGGGTTGGCCTTGCGCCACGTCTTCGGGTCTTTCCAATCGTCCTCGGGCGAGGCGGCGTAGATGCACCCAAAGAAGGCCGGGTCCACAGACGGGTCCGCAAGGCACCGCTCGGCGTATGCGTGCTGCTCCCAGCAGATGCTCTTGCGGTCGTAGCCGGCCGTGGTGATCGACAGCAGAAGCGGCGATCGGCGAGCCGCGCCGCCGTACCGGAGGGCGTCCCATAGCCGCCGATCACGTTGGGCGTGGAGCTCGTCAAACAGCAGGGCATGGATGTTGAGCCCCTCGGCCCGGAACGCATCGGCCGACAGCACCCGATAGAACGAGTTGCTGGCCTTGTGAATGATGGTCTTGCGGCTGTCGATGACCTCGAGGTGCTTGCTGAGAGCCGGCGACGCTCGCACCATCGAAGCCGCCTCACGGTAGATGATGCCCGCCTGCTCTCGGTCGCAGGCCGCACCGTAGACCTCGGCCCCCGGCTCGGAGTCAAACGCCGTCATGTACAGAGCGATGCCGGCCAGCGTGGTGCTCTTGCCCTGCTTCTTGGGTAGCTCGATGTACCCAACTCGATGCTGGCGGATGCCCTCTGGCGTGAGTCGGCCGAAGAGCTCACGCATGACGTGGTGCTGCCACGGCAGGAGCTTGAACGGCTTGCCGGCGTTCTGCCCCTTGCTGTGCCGCAGGATGTTCTCGAAGAAGTGAACGACACGGCGGTAACGCCGCTGCCCTTCTTCGCAGAGATCAGGCACCGTGGAGCTTGAAGAACTCTTCGACTTCGTCGGTTGGCTTTTCTTCCTTGGCACCGAGCCGAGTCCTGCTGGTTGGTGTCAACCCAAACTCGCCCATTAGCGACGCCTGCAGGCTCACTAATCCACGATACAAGGGGCCCGCCGGGTTCGGCTTCACGCCGCCCAGGTCGGTGTGCATCACCGGACCACTGGCCCGAAGCTCCATCAGGCACGCCTGCGTGGCAGCGTACACCTCGCACAAAGTGGCCAACGCCTCGCCGTCGGCAGTCGTTAGCGTGCCAAGGCCAGACAGGATCGGCACGAACTCGTTCCACTTCTCAACGGCGAGCGGTTCGACCAACAGCCGAGCCGGCATCGGGGGAACGCCTGGCGGTGCCGGCAGATCCGGCCGGATCTTTCGCTTGCCACGGTTGCCGGCCAGCCGCTTGGCGGCCTCGGGCTTCGGCTTCGGTCCTCGCTTCATCGGGCCACCTCAAAAACGCTGCGGAAATCTGCGGACGCGCACGCGCGAGGGAAACATCGGGTATTCCTCAGACGCTGCCGGTATGGCAGCGACCACCCTCCCCGCCGCGCCGCTCTGCGTTCGTTTTGCGTGCGTGGCACCTGATGCACAGCGTCCGCAGGTTTCCGAGCTCGTCGGCACCACCCTTCGACTTCGGCACGACGTGGTCTACCTGGGCTTCACGCTTGTCGGTGCAGATGCGTCCGCAGTCCTGACACTGCCATGCGTCACGGATAAGGGCTGCCTGCCTAAGCCGACGCCAGGCCACTGAGCAATAGCCACGGGCTGCCGCGTTGGGCCTGGTGCTTTCGTCTCGCTGTGGGCGTGACGCACGCAGACGCAGCGGCCTGTGGCATGGGATGCGTTGGGGCATTACGACTTCAGCGACACGATGCCGAGAGTGCCTGTGCTGTTCGTGGTGGCCGAGACGATCTTCAAGAACGACACGGCGAAGACCGCATCAGGCAGGGCGTAGATCCTGCCGTCCGTGCTCGAGGGGGCCAGCGTGATGTCGGCCGCCGATCCGTCTGCCCCGTACATACGACGGAACGCACCATCCACACTGGTGCCGCCCCACATCTGCAGCGTGGCACTGTTGGTGCTCATGGTGCCGAGGGACACGACACCGCCGGCCATATCGTCCAGCCTGAGCGTGGTGGCCAGGGTGGTGGTGCTGTGCAGCACGATGCTCACGTCACGCTCGTATCGCTTAATCTTCACATGGCTCATGGTCTAACTCCTTGGCACGGGGCTGGCCCGCATCGTGGCCTGAGTCTCAGGGTATGACTCTGTGCCGTACGTCTTGCAGTTAGGCGGGCTGTGCGCTGGCCAGCACCAACCTAGCTAATCTTTTTTCGGTCAGTCGGGATTCGACGCCAATGCCGCTTGATAGTCAGACGCAGTTATTTCTTCGGCTTGGCCGCTGGACAGCAGTTGCGGCAAGAGCGTGGCCGCAGGCTCCCAAGATGCAAACTCATCACGCACAGCAAGCAGAATCCGCCCAGAGTCGTCTTGAGGCGCATCTGACGCAGGTACTATGCACGTCACTGTCTGGCTGTTCGGGTGGCCCCAAGCGGCATCCAGATGCAGCCTGACTGCGTCGTAAAGAACTGCGTCGGCCGTGCGGAAAAACCGTTGCATTAGAAGCCCCACTTGGCGGCCAGATACGATTCGACTGAGCTCACATTTGCCGCTGTCAAGTTGGCCGTGTAGATCAACAGTTCACCAATATGCCCCTGCCATCCACGGTCGTAGCCGTCAGCCAAGGTGCGGTTTCCAATGTTTAGCGTGCTGGATTGCGACGTAGACGAAGTATCACGTGTCCCGGCCAGGGCCGCAGTGCTAAAAGAGCGATTCACACGCAGAAACACATCAGCATTTACGTCTGCGCCTCCTGTGTACCGAAACGACAGCAAGTACCATGCGTTCAGGCTTGCAGAACCATCGGCCGTCCGTTGCGAGCCATTGCCGGTTGCACTCGTCCACGGCATGCTCCAAGAAAACGCATTGCTGGCGTTTGCCCGATTGAGGAAAGTGCCTGAGCCGTCTCTGCTGTATATGCGACCGAGGCTGCCGCCACCAGCACCAGTCGGCTGAACTACTGCAAACAGGGTGATGGCCGTGAACTGCTG